ACCTTCGTGTCGGCACCGGTGGTTTGCACGCTGGGGCCAATAGCCTCAACGACACCAGCAGCGTCACGGTGGAAGATCAGACCGCAGGAGTTGGTGAAGTCAGTGCGAACACCATAATCGTTGTTCTCACCGGGAACGGCAGCAGCGTCGATTTGATCGCCAGCAGCCGAACCATAACGCTCCAGGAAAGGAATGTTGTTGGACTTGTAGATCTTGATACCGGCGATCTCATAGAGACCTTCACCGGATTGCAGAGAACCACTGTTGTTGCCCAGATCGCGGTTGAGGATGTTGGTGTCAACCTGGCTGATCAGAGCATAATACTGGCGAGGGCTGAGCACCGCGACACGGCCGTCCTGGGGCGCTGCGACTTCGTCCAGACGGGCAGCAGCTTCGAAGAAGCCATCAACCAGAGCCTGAGCGTTGTACTCGTTGCCAGCGCCGAGGTTCACCTCGAAGCCACCGGGTTCGCCGGTCACGGCAGCAGCGGTCTCAGCAGCTTGATCCAGCACGCGGAAGATGCGGCGGTCATAAAATTCTGCGAGACTCTGGCCGATTTGACGGGCGATCGGGCCGCGAATATCGTATTGCGAAAGAACCTCGTCGAGGTTATCAACGAAGGCAGAAGCGACCAGCAGGTCGTCCATCGAGATGGTGGTCTCTGCCACGTTCGGATCACCCGAGCCGAGAATCGCGGTGCCAGGCGTATGATAGCCAGCGTTTACGCGTCCAGTGTGGATGAATTGTGCCTCGTTGCCGTTACGCAGGGTCCGGTTCATGACCAGACCTTTGGCAATAGTAGCATTACGGAAGGCCTCGTAGACCTCACCGGTAAAGAGTTTCAGGAACAGAGCCTGTTCGTTGCCGGCCTGGTTTACCTGGCCTAGCTGAGTTACAGTTGCAGTCACTTGTCTAAGAAGTTGAAGAGTTTATAGATTGAGAGTGTCCCGGGAAAAATTATTTAGTTGTGGGGTTGTCCTTTGTATTGGGTATCCACCGCAGCGGGCCAATACTCCAGTCATGACTGGGTTTTTTACGAGGTTATCCCACCCTCGAAAGGCATGGGGGACATTGCAGTCCCCACGATCCTCAGAGAAGATCGCCGCTTGCAGCCAGTTTTTCTTGAATGTCCAAACGGTAAGCGGGGTCAGTGCGATACCGAGGATCACTAATAGCACGAGCCAGTTCGGCTTGGCTACGGAATCCTTTAACGCCTTGACCTTTGACAGACTTACCAGACACACGCTTGCCTTCAAAACCAACAGCGTCTTTGTAACGCTGGTTCAAAGATTGAACAGCAAAGAAGATAGCGTCTTTGTTTCCGCTGTTGATAACATTGTCAAAAGCAGCAACTTCGTCGGGCTTCAGATTATCTGCTGCCCAAGCAAGAGTTTCATTGTATGCTTCTTCACCTCCAACAGAAGTCAAGATAGCATTGGCATCAGCATCACTCAGCTGTGAGGGCTGAATGGATGCGTTCTTTTGCATCTCCAGATAAGCATCAATGAGCTGCTCGGATGGCATCTCCTTAAGCTTCTGGATTGTCTCAGGTTTCAGTTGGTTGGAGTTACTGAAATACTCTTCAGAGGCTTCCTGGAGGAACTGAACCGTTTCAGATTCTGGTTCGGGTACATCAGCATCTGGTGCTTCGCCGACATCTTCAGAAGATTCTTCTTCTTTCTGTCCAAGCTTGCTTTCCAGTTCTTTGTATGCCTTTTCCAGATCTTCAGCGGACTTGAACTTGCCCGCATAGCGGAGTTCAGCTTCTGCATCTCGTTGGGCTTGTTCATATTTAGAGCGATTGCGTTCTTCTTCTTCGGCAATCAGCTTATCACCAAGCTCCGTAAGGCGAGCTTCCTCAGCCTGACGGGCTTCGGTAACTACGGGGTCGCTTCCCTCAAAAGTGATTTCAGCCATAATGGTGGATTAGCAGTAATTAGTGAGTGGTGATAGAAACCATACCAAGACCAGGAGTCGTGATACGTTTCTTAGGTTCAGGTTTGACTTTGTTTTGTTTGACGCTGGGTTTGCCAGCTGTCTTTTTGCGAGTGCTTAGTCGAGTGGGGTTAGCAGAAGGTGCCTCAGAGATTTCAAAATCACTGGGGTTGAGGGGCTGGTTGGGTTGCATTAACGGTATTCTGAAGGGCGTCGAGGACACCAGGGTTCTTGTCAGGATCCATCATCGGAGCTTTAGCAAGCTGACCGGCTTGGCTCATGATTTGACTCTGTGCCATTTGTTGGCGTGCTTGCATGTCTTCTTGCTGACGTTGCTCAGCGGTCTTAACCAGCTTTACAGTGTCGATGCCTTGTGCAGCAGCCAGGCGTTTGATTGCTTCCTCAGGGTCAACAAACTTCATCATGGACTCAGGACCAAGTGCCTGGGACACAGTCTGAAGGAACATCATCAGGGACTCACGATCTTGGCCGCGACCAACACCTTCGATACCTGCGATGACAGTGGGGAACACTACACCCTTAGGAAGTTTGGGAAGGATCTTAGAACGTTGCAACACGAACAGCTTACGCTGGAGGTAGGGCTGCAATAGTTCGGTGGTCAGGTTCCCATAGATACCACCCAGCTGTTCGTTAAGTTCTTGCTGGGTAGCGCGAATCTCTTCTGCGGTAGTACGTTCTGATTGACGTACCGTAAGAATAAGAAACGCTTCACTCAGTCTTTGGGTTAGCTGAGTGATCATTTGATATGCGCTGGCAAAGTCAGCCTGTTTGGCTACTTGAACCACGGACACATCTTCTTGGCGGCCTTGGATAATTGCTCCATTCCCGGCCTTTGCCAAAGTAGCAGGCTTGACGGTAGCAGAAGGAGATACCAAAAAGACCACCTTAGCAGCAGCAGCGGAGCCTTCGACCATAGCTTGCATGAGTCCCTCAAGCGACTTAAGGTCACCGAGGTATTCTTCGATGCGGCCACGTCCGTAGTCTTCACCATCGACAATGTTAAAGCGAAGTGGCAGCCAAGGGGTTTGAGTCTTAGGAGCTTTGCCGTAGCTATCTTCTATGATTTCACCATCTACTTCTTGTCGCCAACGCCACTGTCCATCTTGGAGTTTAGCCCAAGTGTATACAGCAGCTTCATCCTCACCTACCGTGACATCAACAGAAGGAGTGGCAGTGTTGTCATCCACTCTATTGATGCTGGACTTAGGCTTCTGAAATTTTTCAGGTAGGAATTGACGATTGATTGATTCAACAGTAACGATCTCAGTGGGTTGTCCCTCTCCATCACGGCAGACCACATATCGGTCAAGAGGGTACAATTTGACACCACTCGAACCCATGTAAACCAGGACATTGCCTGTTACAATTAGATGCTTCATTGCCTGGTGTAGGATCACACGATCCTGTGATTCGGCAATGTGTTGCATGATGACCCGCTCCATTTTGGAGAGGCTCAAGTCGATCTCAGATTTGATCTTTACATCTAATTGAGGGTCCGAGGCGAGCTTACCGTCGTTGATCTGAAGCTTAAAGAACGTAGCCGTCACAGGGAACAGGCTAAGCATCAGCTTCGAGGCCATGACGTTCGCGCCTTTGGCACCGATTGACTGCCAGGGTGTGGGAAGCTTTTGTCCATTTACTACTCCTGTAGAAGTAAGGAGGTAAGGAAGACTTAGCTTCGCACAGTCCCTAGCAGTGTCCAGGAAGATCGTTCTGTCGCTTGCTAAGCGAGCGTAGCGTGAAGCGGCAGACGAGGTTTCCATTACTTAGATCCGGGAACGTTAAGGCCAGAGGCCATACCAGTGATAGTACCCACCTTGGGCATAGGAGCAGCAAAGGCTTTAGCGCCCTTACCTTTACCTTCTACACCACGAGTGGTAGCTTTACTCTTAATAGTTGCAACCTTCTCACCAGCACTCACAGGAGCCGGAGGAGGAGCAGGTGCCGGCGGAGGAGGCGGAGGAGGCGCGGGCATCGGAGGAGGCGGAGGGGGTGCCGGCATCGGCGGGGGTTTAGGAGCTAGACACATTTTGGGTTTTTGCTTTTAAGTACTTGATTACAGCAATAGCTCCGGCACGGAACGAAAGCTCACGTTCGGAGATGTTGTGTTCTGGAAAGCGGTCTGGATACCTCTCTTCTAACTCAGCAATGAGTCTGAGAAGATCCACACGGCCCCCTACCACGAGGGCAAGGGGCACGGTTTGGTCATCCATACTGTGGAAGGTCAACGTTGGATGCCTCAAAGAACGCTGGCATTCTGCTTCGCTGCGTATCCTTGAGGCCAGGTGCTTTACCCCGCTCGTAGAGCGAGTCCGATTGGTTCATCCAAAAGTCCTTATCCAGGTACTTATTCTCAGAAGAACCAAGAGTATCCATCACCCATCCAACAGTCGCTCTGCGTAGGCGATTGAGGCTTGGTGTGGACTTGAGGCCCAGCTCGGAGCAGACCATCGAGTGTATGGCGACGTGCGTTTGCTCGTCTCGT